GATCGCCGCTGCGGTGCTTGAGGCGGCGGCTGTGGACCCGATACAGTCTGACATCGCCAAGGTCAACGGCGTGGCCGTTGACGGAACCGGTACATCCATCGACCCATGGGGACCAGCATGAGCTGGGCTACAGCATGGGGGGCCTCATGGGGCACCTCATGGTCGCTGGAGCCGCTTGCCCTGCCTGGCATTGCCAGGCTATATGTGCATAGCCGTGCCTTCATCCTGTGCATGACCGGCGTGACATGGGGTCCATTATGACCACCAAGGGCTACACCATCAGGATCATCGCCAGGGCGCGGACATTACCGATATCCGGCTACAAGCGGACGTTCCTGGCTACTGCAAAGCAGTATACCATCACCATCACGGCGGCCACACCGAGCTGCACTTTCAAGGGGGTAGCATGACCACATTATCAGATTCTCCGGTCGAGGGTTCGACCTACGTCATCACGGTAGAATTCCTCGACATCGACGGCGGGGCATTCACCCCGACCACGTGCGTCTGGACACTCTCGGCCAAGGGCGGCACCATCATCAATGCCCGCTCCAGGGTAGCGGCCACCGTTGTTGGCACTACGCACGACTTCGTGCTATCCGGGGCGGACCTCCTGTATGCCGATGGCAAGGACCGGCGCTTCCTGGTTGAAGGGACGTACAACTCGACCTATGGCACGGGGCTTCCATTCCGCGAGGAAGCAGCCTTCGTCCTCATCAACACCGTCATAAGCCCGGCTTAAACCACACCCCCGCCCAGCAATGCCAGTCAATCAGACGCCGGGGGCAGCCGGTTCAATTCCGGCAGGGGGAACCGCCGCAAATTTTCTACAGGTTGTTTTCTGTGTATTTTATTATTGGATCTATATTTATCTTGTCACCGAATGCACTGAACGAGACGCTTGCAAATCCCATTGAGAACATTTTTCGCCACGCAATCAGTGCAATCCTGTCTGGCTCGTTGTCTGCTTCTATGATGAGTTCTCTGTTCATATTCAGGGTTGCTTTCATTCGTCCCCCCTATGCAGCAGTATTAAAAACATAAACATCACAATTATCATCGCCGCCGGCCACCATCGATAAAACAATTCAGCGTGGATTATCGACAGCGCCGACAAGAGCGACTTTGTGTCTTCAGTCTTTACGTTTGGCATAAAGATAAAAGGTGGAAAATTTTCCACCTTTTATATTCCTGTGCTCCCGAAGCCGCTTTCGCCTCTTTTTGTTTTTGACGGGATTTTCGTCCATACCGGCTTGACTATCGGAAGGAACTTGACAACGGCCTGCGCTATCCTTTGCCCGACTTCTATGGCATACGGCTTGTCCGAAAAGTTTTTCATAGTGACATATATGACCCCGCGATAGCTCTGGTCTATGGTTCCTATCATTGCCACTATGCCATTTTTGGTAATTCCCGACCTTGGTCTTATTTCAAGTTCAATCTTCCTGAACAATGACCGTCTTGGCGACCATCCTATCCCTGTTGATACGGTTGCCTGTTCACCTGGCGCAAGCTGTATTGCTTCCCGTGCGTACAGGTCCATGCCAGCATCGGTATTGTCGTGTCCAAACGTCGGGAGCATTCCATCGCGCTGAAGTTTGAAAAAGTGGATTCTCATTCGGTCCTCCTAAAAAAGTGTGTTCACCCGGCCTGCCACTTGCGCTTCTATTTTATCAACGCGCTGGTTCACGGCACTCCTTACGATCTTCTCGATTTCTCCTGGCTCCTCTTCCACGGCGGGGTCCTTCTTTTCAGAAAGGTGGAAAATTTTCCACCTTTCTGGTTCGCCTTCCATCGAAACCAGGTATGTTTCAACGAATAGTATCACCTCATTGAGCAGTATGAATATAACAAAGAACAGGAAGCGGATGAGGCTTGGCTCAATTGCCCCGCCGAATATTATCTCCGACGTCGCTTCAAAGACGCCAGACCTTTTTGCTACCTCGACCCTTTGCCCCTCACTTCCAGCCCTCGCTGCGCTTATTTCCCCCTGCAGCCTCTCGACCTCTTTTGCGTATGCCATTGCGCTCGTCTTGTAGTCTGCCGGGAGACTTTTTGACTTCTCGATCCATATATCCCTCTGGCGAACCAGATCGTCGATATTGTCTTGCGATACCGAGATTGCTACAAGGCTGTCGGCTTCTGCGACCATCGTGTCCTTCACTGCTGACAACACCGCGCCGCTTACCGAGACAGACATGAGTATGAGGGCTATGAATCTTAGCGCCAGTCGATGACTTTTTATGTCGAACGACTTTTTGAGTATGGATAATTTGGAGAATTCGTATATGAATCCGAATCCTCTGAAAATCCACACCTTCAGCACTCCGTCTACCAGCGATGAAAACATCCCCATCGTCAGATAGCAAGAGACAGAAAACGCAGAGAGCTGGACAATGTGGGCCATGATGTCTGGCCTCCCGCTGTTTTTGTCCAAGGATTCATCCTTTCTCTTCATCGTCTCTTACGAGTTTCTTGACTGAAACGATAATGGTATCCACTCCACTGTCGTCGTCGTATCTGTCGTATGACCCCTTATGGTTGAGCCGATCGTTTGAACATATTCCAGCCAATTCGAGTGCATCGAATATCGGCTTGAACGGGCCGTCTGTGTCTTTCTTGGCATCAAGGATAAGAAGAAGGTCCACCTCGATATAGCCATCGACGGGCTCGAGCTGCTGCTTGAAAGCAGTAGCCAGAGACCTGACGAACGACCTGTACGCGGGGGTTTTGTAGATGACGTGGATTTTTCTTTTCTTCCCATCCTTGTAGACGAACTTCGGGGCAACGCCGTGCCACTCGTTGACGGTAACGGCGTGCCCCTTCCATATCGCTATATTCGGCATCAGAAGGGAATGGTGTCATCGCTGGGGTTGCCCCATCCACCAGGCGATTGCGGGATCAGAAGGGAATGGCGTCATCGCTGGGGTTCCCCCATCCACCAGACGATTGCTGTGGAGGCGCTCCCCACCCACCGCTGGATGGCGACTGTGGCTGGTTCCCTTGCCGTGGCTGCGTCTGCTGGCCCTGGGTATGGTAATCTTGCGAATATTGCTGTTGCGTTGCACCATGGCCCTGCGTTGTGTTATTGCTGTCGTTTTGCTGGCCCTGATTCTTTTCTCCGCTGGGAAGAAGGATGATATTTTTGATGTTTATAGTGTCTGCTACCTTCTGGACCCCGTTGTTGTCCGTCCACTCGTCCTTGCCGTGCTCACCGGCTATGATTACCGGTTGGCCCTTGAGGAGATACTGGACAAGCTTCACGTCGCTGCCGCGGAAAGATGTGCATTTGTACCAGATCGTTTTCTGGCGCTCACCAAACCCGCACGTTGTTCCGACGGAAAAGCTTATCAGCTGCTTGTCGCCGTTGTAGTATTTGACCTCTGCATCGCGACCGATGCGCCCGTAGATAGTGAGTTCTCTCATGTCCATCTTAGTCCTCCTTGATGACTTTCTTGCCAATCGCCTGATTGAACATATCGGCGATATTGACATCCGCAAGCTCGCTCTTTATCTGCGCTTCCTCTTCGCGCCTCAGCTTTTGATTTTCTTCCCGGAGCTTTTCGATCTTCGAGCATCCGTGTCTATGCTTGCCCCAGACCCCGCACTCGTCGCACGGTTCCGTTGTTACCTCTCCGGCTGCCATTGTCAGCTTGTTCAGCATCCCATGGAACACGGTGTAGGAGTATCCGGCCTTTGTCTTCAGCCTGGTGAACTCAGCTACCTCCTGAACCGAATCAGAGAAGAACAACCTCATCGAGCGCACCATTTCACCCACGCCAAACTGTGCGGTGTCACCCTTCAGAAGCGACGCTTCCTTTGCGCCCCATGTGGGGACTGCTGTCTGGCCTCTTACTTCCAGAGCTTTCATTCCGTAGTATTTCAGAAACGATTCTTTCAGTTCTGAACGTTCTGCTTTTTCGACGGCCTCATCCTTCTTTTCCTTCTTCTCGACCTTGAGGAATTCGTCTGAGCAGACGAGGGATGCAAATATCTCCTCGTTGAACCTGAAATACGCCCGGCTACCGTTACCCAGCCTTACAACCTCCTTTTCCATGATTCCACACGAAACCATGTAATCGATTTTGTTTGAGAGCTGCCGCTTGTCTATGCGAAGAATCGGCAGTTCTTGCAGTACGTTTCCGTAGTGAAGCCAGAAGAACTCCTTTCCATCAAAATTGATCTTTTGCATTTTACCTGACAGGTAAAAGTCTGCAGCAAATCTCAGGATAACCGCATCTGTAGCGTCAAGCCCTAGCTGCAGCAGTACGTTTTGGCTGAATCCCTCCACTGTCCATCTCATTTTCCCACCTTGCCTTCTTGAGTTCACTTATCAAGAATGATGCCTGGGCCTTCTTCAATCCCTCCACGTTTTTATATCCAAGCCTAAACAGCATCAACTTTTGCTGCTCTGACGCTTCTCCTTCAGACGGGTATATCTGATTATCCATGAAGGAGCTTATGAGGGCCGAGGCCTGGGCTTTGTCCAGGGTATCGAGTTTGGATATTCCGTATCTCCTTAAAAGTTCTATCTGGCGCTCCGTCGCCGGTCCTTCAAGCCGGTGTCCCTTGTAGCTGATATTGAACTCTCCGCTCAGATCGAGGTCGAAAAGGTTTCCAGCTTCCAGCGGGTCGAACTCTATGAAGGCCCAATTCCTCACGATCATCCTGTCCAGGATTTTGCCCCTGTCGTATTGCTCTGTGTGTGCATTTTCGAGAAGAGCCATGAAGTCTTCAGTGTCACCTTTCTGGCCCTTCGTCTTTGCCCTTTCCTGCACTGCCTGGCCAAACCCCATCGTCGAGAACAGCTCGTAAGCCGTTACGAGATTCAGCTTTGACGAGTTGAAGGTAAATTCTACGAGCGTGAGCTGGTTCTTGTCCTTGTGAAGCCTTGTTCCGCGTCCTATGGCCTGGGCATAAACCGTTCTTGAGCCGGTCGGTCGGAGCATGACAACTGCAGCCGTCCTCGGCTCGTCATATCCTTCAAGCAACACGTTGCATGAGCAAAGATGTGTTATGTTGCCCTGGTGATACTGGTACAGGGTGTTCCTGCGCTCGTCTTTGTCTGTGGACCCGGAGATGAACCCAGCTTTGACGCCGATCCTGTTGAGCGCTTCTGCCATCAACTGCGATGATTTGACGTTTGGCATGAAGCACAGCGTTGATATTCCCTCTGTCTCCTTTTTGACGTTTTCGGCTATCGGTTCGATGTAGTTGATTATGACATCGCCAAGCTCCTCGTCCGTGAAGTCTCCGGCTATGACCTTCAGCTTTGACAGGTCTATCGAGAAGTCTTTGCACCGGCGGCCCTTGATTGGAACCAGGTATCCATCCTTGATCGCCTTATGAAGCGGGTAGTCATATGCAACCGTGTCATATATGTCCCCAAGCTGTTTGTCGTCAGCCCGGTCTGCCGTGGCAGTGACACCAAGGATGCTGGCCGATGAGAAGTATTCTATGATTTTCATATACGACCCTGCTATCGAGTGATGTGCTTCATCAACAAAGAGCTTGCTGAAGTAATCCTTCGGCCATCTGGACAGCCTGGTGCGTTGCATCGACGGCACGGACCCAATCACTATTTTTGCGCCCATGTTGGCCCACTCGTCGGCCATCTCAATTGCCGGCGCGTATCCTATGTGATTGGCGAACTTGTCCCTTGCTTGCCTTACCAACTCCTCTCTGTGGGCGTTTACGAGCGTCTTTTCTTCTCGCTCATACACCCTTTTGGCAAGCTCCGCCATCACGATGGTTTTTCCGGTGCCAGTCGCCATTGTTATCAATGGCTTGGCACCGGCCTCCCAGGCCAGCTCAACAGCTTCACAGGCTTCGTGCTGATAGTCGCGCAGCTTCTTTGGCTCATGAGTTTCCTGAAAAAGGTCCATTGGTTATTCCTCCTTTCGCTCAGTGCTTTGATTCCTTGTACAGCCCAACCTTGCCCATCACGCAGACAGGGCATTTCTCGATGGTTTCTTCGCCATTGGTATTCACGATCCTCATTGCGCCGGTTCCGCCGCACTCCGGGCAGTCTGTCATTCGTTTGTCTGTCCACGAAAGCAGCCTTTCGCGCATTTCGTATATGTTGCCGACCATATGCCCGACCGAGAGCGGCGTTGTTCCATTCCTGCCTTTCGCCATCCGCTGATATATCACATCCATGAAGCTGGTGAGCTTGATCAAATCTTCTCGCCAGAAAAACATTCGCTTGCGTTCGATCCCTTCTGCTTCCTCTTTTATTTCTTCGTCGATGGGTTCGATATCCATGATTTCTTTGTATGCGCCATCAACGCTTTTGTTCAGCCGCTCACGGAGATGCTCGGCTCTCTCTGGGTCGCTTTCCCGTATGGCGTCGATTTCTTCTACTACCTTTTCGCCTTTGTCGAACGTCCTGCCGGACATTCCGATCGCCTTGCCTGCGGCGTCCCTCTTTTTCTCGCCACGTCTTTGCAGGATTTCCTTGAGTCTCTGACCTTCCCTGATTTTCTCTTCGAGGGTTTTCATCCTGTACATATTTGATGTTATCAGGAACTCAAGTTCATCATCGGCGTTGTTGAATTTTCTGTACTCAACTGGAACGCTGTACAGCCCCAGTTTTACTGCTATCCTGTACCGCCTGTGCCCAGACAGGATCAGGTGGTCATGGTTGATTATTATCGGATGGATGATTCCGATTTCTTTGATGCTCTCCTCGAGTTCTGCGTCGTCTTCATCCGAAGAAAAATAGATCCTGCTGTTCTGCGGGTGTTCCCTGAGCGCTCTCAGTTCCAAGTCCATAAATCATCCTTTCGGTGGAAATTTCCACAGTTCAGAATAAGTCATCAGCATTTATCTGCTGGTTCCATGGTGCATCGCCGAAGAGGTCTGCTTGCTTTTCTTCTTTTTTGGGCTCGTGGTTTTTGTCTTCGCCCGCTTCAACGTATCCATCCTCGATGATGATCGAGTCTGGTATTGATTCCGGGGTATCCGACATGACCTCCATGAATATCTGGACGTTGTTCTCCTTTGCGAACTTGGCGAGCGACATCTGCCTTTCTGTGCCTATTGATTCTCCGCGGTGGATATACAGGACCCTGGCTCCGCCGTCCGGGATTGATGAGGCACAGAGCTTTGCAGACGCAATGAGTTTTGAAGACGTAGATGCGTTGCTCCACAGTCCATCGCCAAGCCACGGCCTGCCCGTCGAAATCTTGAGGGTCTTTTCGGGGAACGATGCGTTCTCCATTGCGAGGTTCCTGGCCGATTCTGTATTTCTGATTGCTTCTTCGTTTTCCTCCAGGCTCTTGTTCAGGTTTTCGCGCTGCTTGTACCAAAGCTCGTACTCTTTTGCGGAGTTGATCGACGACTGTGCGGCTACCGCGAGGTCGAGCTTCTTCTTTGCATCGTCGACGCTCTTCTGGTCAGGTGGTGGGTTTGACGCAAGCCACGCCTGTCCTTTCTCTCTTGATTCTTTCGCTGTCGATATTTTCGTTTCCAGCGCGCTGATTTTTACCTGAAGGTCTGAAAGTTCTTGCTCGGATGAGGCTATGAGGTTGTCGAGTTCCCTGATTCTCGATGTTGCGGATTGATGCTTCGATATTGCCTGGTTGTACGTTTCCGAGGCTTTTGCGTATTCCGCCGTTGCTTCTTCGAGGTCTATCGGTTCCACGCTCAACCCTTGCGGCGGGTCTTTCTTCCCGAGGGACTTGATCGAGTTCCTGATGCTTTGTGCTTCGCTCTTCAGGTTCTGGATGGTCTTCTCGTTTGCATCAAGGTCTACGCCGGCGTACTTTGCCATGACACGAAGGATGTCTGCGTCGCCATATTCTGCCATGGACTGCGGGTCCATATAGGCCGCGCTGAATTGCTTCAGGAACGATACGGCTCCGCCGGCTACCGGGGCACCCATGTACTTTACTTCCAGAACGGCCCTTTGTTCGCCATCATCTGTTTTCTCGATCTTTCTCGAGATCGTGTATCCACCAGATGTCTCGATGGTGATGGATGCTTTGTCCTGGCCGTGCCTTATGATGTCGTTCGGAACTGACTTCGCCGATTCAAAGGCCATCTTGATCGAATCGAGAAGCGTTGATTTTCCAGACTCATTCGGACCAGCTATCTTCACCAGATCGCCTTCCGACGAAAGCCTGAGCGAGGCAAACGATATTTTGCCTACATTCTTGACCTGAAGTAGCGTTATTTCACCGAGATTCATTTGTCACCTCCTATAGTGTTATTGCGTTGAACAGCATTTTGGCTGAAAGTATCATACCTGTTCCCAGGATCATCGAGAGAATAAAAATGATTGCCGTTGTTATGAACACCGACAACGGGTCTGCCTTCTTCTCACTCATCGGCATCCTCTTCCTCTGGGCGCTGCTTCAGATACGGATTGTCACCCAGCGCCCCGCAAGCATCAGCTACTTCGCAGAAGCCCTGGCATCGCCGACCATCCCAGCATTCGGAGGCACCGCATACCGGCGGAGGCGTCTCGCTTGCCATTGCGTTTTTAAGCTCATTGCTCCTTCTTTTTATCATCGCCTCGACTACAGAATCTGACGCCAACGGTATCGGTATGGTGTAGGTCTTCTGGATGACGCCACGGCTGATTGCGGTCTGCGTTCCGCCATCCCTGACTATCGCGAAGATGTAAAGGCTGTTGATCTCCTTGTCGTACATTTTCTTGTAAAGCAGTCGGTATATGTTCAGCTGCCTTGTAAAGTCCTTGATATCAATTTTCGACTGATCTCTTGCAAGAACCTTCCGTGTCTTCTGCTGGCCTTTCTTTGCACCGGTCTTGAACAGGACTGGATTCCCGTCGCCGTCCACAACGTTCTCGTTTTCATAGTAAATCCCAAACGACTGCTGAATCTTGTACGACCCGACAACCTTGTAGTCTATAAGGGCCTCCTCGCCATTGATGACGCCAATCAGGTCGGTTCTCCCCTGAACCTCATCCGTTTCAAGGTCAAGCTCCGCGATTACCCCGGGGACCTCATGGGCCTCGAGCTTGCTGTGAGACTGCGTTCCGAATATCCGGTATGACGCTTCGTCTGGGTCAACGGAGTAGTCAATGCGATTCTTGAGCCATGTGAGCCGGTCGCCGTTCAGCAGGTCGGTAACATGCGGCTTGCCGTCCCACGCCCTGAAGTCTGAAGCCATCGCCAAGAACGTAAGCGGATACCTCGTTGGTCTCTTTCCGCTCATCACGTCTTCGACCAAGATGTCCTCGCCGTCAATCCTAAAGAATTTTATCGGCATCAGCTTTTCCTTTCTTCGGGCTCAACGCATTTTCAACGTCGAGTCCTTTTTTCTGCGCCATCTCCCTGGCACGTGCTACCTTGCCTTTTATGTGCGGATGCTGATTCAGGAACGAACTCCATCCAAATCTGTGCTGGTATTCATGGTGACTGCGATGCGCGTGGAGCCAGTTCCATGGTTGCTCGTAATCTGCAGGGTCAGAGCCCCCAGAGACGACGTGCTGCCTTTCCAGCGGGTTGTCCATACTGCCTGAAACCCCGCAGATTTCACATACCGGATGATGCTCTCTGTACTCGTCCCATGACATTGCCATCTCGTCTTCAAAGAGCGGATCATCCTCCGAATAGCGCCACGAATACCACGCCGTCCAGAGCCGGTGCATGTCGCCACCTATCTCGCTGAATACATCTTGTGAAATATCCTGCAGGCCAAGCAGAACGAGGGCATGTTCAATGCAGCGCGACATTTCAACGACGCTCATCATCGAAGACCTCTTGGACATTTCTTTTCCTGTGACCGGATTTATAATTTTCGGCGCTACCTCCTCGAGGACGGCTTCATGAACGAACTCGACTTCGCGGTCTGTCGGGCGCCTGTTGAGCATTGCCCAGGCAACGAATCTCTCGACACCACGAAGCGTGGAGTGTTGAGCCTTTGTCCTCGAACCCATGTACATGTCTGTTTCGACCGTTGGATTTTCAAGCCACATGATCTCCATGAGGCTGCCTCTCGGGTCGATCGAGGAAACGAAGGCTCTTCCGGTAATCGTGATGTCTACCGTTGCGGATCCTTTTTTCTCTACCGTCTTCTGGTATGAAGATGCAAAGGACCTCATCCTGGCGGCGTTGTCCCCTCCGTAACGAATTGCTACGGACGGGACTTCGCCAATGGCAACAGCAATCACAGGTCAAACCCAGAGAAGTAGTCAACGGCCTGCTTCAGTTCCTCTGCATTGGCAATCTGCATCACCTTTGCCTTGAACTGCGGGCCCTGGCCTGGCTCCATTTTTCTACGGGCGATAAGGTCCTCGATGTACCCAGCGAGCGCTTCCTTGGTGTTGATGCTGCTTGCGATGCTCTTTTTCCTCGACTTCTCCTGCTCCACATTGTCGTCCGAGGAGAACACATCCGGGTCTTCATCGGTTGTCGCCAGTGCAAACACCTTCAACAGCGCTGTCTTGAAAGCGTATGTCGATGCTTTTCCGACGTGTTTGTCTGACGGATCATAGCCAGCGCCGGAGCCGGCAACGGTCATGGATTCTCCTGTCTCCAGGTCTATGAGTGCGTACTTCGCATTCAGGGTCGCGACCTGCCCACTGACCGTCGCAGTGCTTTCTGTCGGTATCATCGCCATTTTGTATTTGACGAAAAGTGGGCGAATAATCTTCAGCACAGCTTGTATAGTGGACACGTTGTACGAAGCCTTCGAGCCGCTTATCGCTTTGTCGTTGTGTATTGCGGGAACCTCATTCATGATTGCCGCTATCTTGCTGTGCAAACCCATCACAATGCCTCCACCTTGAATGGCGTAAGAAGGACTCCCCTTGTTCCGTCGCCCATCTCCACCAGCTGCAAATCGGCTCGACCTTCAAGCTTGGTCTGCCTTGCTATTTCTGCCGGAATTGTCATGTACAACGTCCCGGCCTTTGCGGCCCTTGTCGTATTGACAATAGACCTGTCTATTACTTTCATCGGTACCCCCTATATCAAGAAGAATACCATAACATATGCAATAAATGCAATACATATTACAGAAATAATCAAACGAAACATTGAGACTCCTTTGGCTCTGAGTGATTGGAGATTTTGGAGTGGTGGAAAATTTTCCACCTCTTCCACGAAGGTGTATCCTTTTTTCGACACGTAATTTTTTACGTGTCAGATTCTCTTAGTATTTAGAGATGTATTAGTCTTAGTAGTTAGAGATATTTATAATATTTGAGCCTGCACCAAAAAAATCTCGATTTTTGTCGTCAGTCACCCCTCCTTTCGTCGTACAAGCGGTCGTAGTAGGCATCCCTTTCCAGTTCGCATTCCTGCTCTGAACGTTCGAGCCATTCCTCCCACGGCAAGCCGGGGACGAACTCACTGCACTGCTGGTTATTCATCTTTCCTCCTCCAGTACTTGATTGCACTTTTTACCGTACTGACCTTGCAGTTGTTTTTCGCCGCAATGCCTTCGTAGGTCATGCCGCTGATCTTGTCTTTCAGTATTTTTTCATAAAGCTCGCTTGCTTCGCCTGAATCAACATGACCCTTTAGCTGGGTATTGGACAATATCCTGACCCACTGCGGCATATTGTGTTCTTTCGCCCACGGCGCAATGACCGGGCACGACGCTTCTTTGGACATGATGCCTCCTAGTGAAGATTGACGGTTCTACCTTCTCCGCCCTCGAGATGCCAGCAGTCTCCGCAGGACGAGCAGGAGCCGGTGCATGTCGCCGTTACACCTTTCGGAATAACTTTAAGCCACGGGTAGTAGGGGTCTGCAACCGGGTCTGTCAGCCACAGGGACCTGACGATGTTCAGATTCTTGGATTGCCTTCCGAACGCCCAGCTCCTTCTTGTGAACGCCAGAAAGTCCATGGATGCGATTGCATTCGACACCTCTATCATTCCCTCGAGGTATCGAGAATCAACAATATCCCCCGATACATGCCACCTGAAAAGTCGATGATTTTTCATGATCGAAAGCTGGCTGATGATGCTTTCAAAGTATTCGTCTGGTGAGTACAGGTAGGCGGCATAATTTGCATCCCAGAGCGGGGCTACTTTATGCGCAGCAAAGCCGCTGTAGAACTTTTTTGCATAGCACTTTTCTGCGCATGGCGGATTTATTTCGCAGGTTATGACTGGCGGCAACGACACGTTCGGTATTGTTCCGAGCTTGCTGTTGCCTTTGCTGATAAACACCTTCATGGGTGCCTCCTGTTGTGCGCGTAAAATTACACGCTGGGTTTCTTTGACAGCTCGTCGTAAGTTCCGAGGTATCTTCGGCCACCAGTGTTTGTGTCCTTGCTGTAGTGGCTTGATTCTCCTGCTGGAACCCCTGTGACATCTCCAGCGCTGTCAATTCCGACATGGTAGTAACGGCCATCGTCTTCGATGGCTTTTGCAAGTTTGACTTTCGTCATTTTACTGCTTCCCTGGAGGTGGAAAATTTTCCACCTTTTTTGCTATTGTTCTTCCGTCTTGAGCGGAACTATCCATACGACCCGGTACATGAAGTCCTTTCTCATGATGACGCCAAACTCCTCGGGAAGATCCTTGTTGACCACACATGCAAGGGCCTTGAATTTGCTGCCCTTGAAGTATGACCTGAACGGCTGGCTGAGGCCCGGCTTTGCCACCCTTACAATCTTGTCTTCGAGGTATTGCTTCAGCTCGATCATGTCAACATTGATTGAACCCGAGTTCGCCCATGTGCCATTCTGCAGCCGTTCAACGTATACCCACACGTGCGGCCTCCAGTAATCGTTCAAGCTTCAGGTCGTCCATGAAGTCTTCCTGTACGTGGTTGTTGATCCGATAGACGACATGGTATTTTTCGCCTACGGGTTCAATTTTTATCACCTCGTATTCGAGATGATAACATGAAGTTGCCAGCAACACGGCAATTGCCACTATGCTCTTTTTCACGAGCTTCCCCTTTCTCAAATCACGCATATGGAGATATTGGAGTGGTGGAAAATTTTCCACCTTTTCCACTTCCCACTCCTTCCACTTGGAGATTTTGGAGTGGTGGAAAATTTTCCACCTTTTACGTTATCGACCTGATGGTTTCGTAATGAATCATGGTAGCCATATCTTTCGGGATTATTTTGGCACAGTCCAGCGCTGCTTTCAGTGAATCTTCTCTGGCATTAAAAGCATCACGGGAGGCGCGTTCGATATTCCAGTATTCCATGAGGATGTCCGTGTGGATTCTTCTGAAGGCAACATTATTTTTCGACAGAACGCTTGCGACTCCCTGGAACCTATCTTTGTCGTTTAATTTTATGCCTTTTACAACTAAAGTTATATTGTTTGTTATCTGTTCTTCTTGTTTGTTTTCTGGCTGTTCGTCGAAGCTAAAGTGGTGATCGTCTCCAGCTATAATAGATCTTGCCATTTCGAGCCCGTTGTACAGCCACTCCTTATAGACGTTTGTTTTTACTTCGGTCACGTTGTCTCTGAGATCTTTTATCAAGTTGATTATCCTGTTTTTTTCAGCCTGGCGTGCTTCGTCGATCGCTTCCTTGCAGGGTGTGTCATTACTCATCTTTTCCCTCCTCCAGTGCGGCTTTCACAAGCTTGAGTACATACGCATTACTTGTGTCATCTTTGGCAAGCTCCAGACGCGGCATTTTTTCATTTCTTGCTTTACCGCCCTGTCAGCCGCTTCGCGAAGAGCTTCGGCGCGGCAAATCTCTGACATCTCGCTGGTGTAGTCATATATGATGTCCAGTTTCTTTTCCCATTCACCAGCGGCTCCTACCAGTGTTCGCAACAAGTGTTCAACGCGAGCTTTATCAATTGTCATTTTCTCCCCTTTCGGTTTATCAAAATTGTCAAATACGTTAGATAAGCGAATCCAGCAAGAGCAATAAAAAACAAACTACCTTCTAATAGCGTCATTTTCCCACCTCCTTCAGTGCGGCGAGAGCTATACGATCTATCGATCCGACGAGTTTCAACAACAAGTATTTTGTTGGGATTAGTGGCATTCCCGTGTGCCCAATGACTTTTAAGAGTGCCCTTTTATATCTCTCCGCCTTCACCTTCCACATGTCGCGGTCCGCAATAAGCGCTTCTATTCGCTCCGGCAGATCGTGCCAGCTTGAGCCGTGGCCTTCAGCAGTGCCGCCAGCCGCAACGTGCGCCCGGCGGAGCAGGTCAAATATGAGGTCCGACGGCGAATCCTCATCCCCTATTGCCATGGCCTCGTCCAATGTCATCGCCTCCGGTTCATCTCTTTCGGCAACTTCGAAGGCCTGGCCATTGCAAGAAAAGATTTGTCCTTCAGGGAAGGTGCCGGATTCCTCTAGCTCCCGAACGAGGCGAACCAGTAGGTAGCTGTCCCTATGGGAGTCGTGCTGGAAGCCACTACCAAAGAACTGGCTCCACGCGTAGTAGCCGCCGACCTCCGAAGAGGACCAGTAATAGGTGGATTCGAACCCGCCCAAGCCCTTCAAGTGGAGCTGATGATACATCGCGTTCAACTCATCCTTTGACGGTAGTCTCCATTTGCTGTTCATTCTTCCCCTCCCCATTTCTCCATGGCTTTGTACCACGTCAATCGCCTTGGCTCATCTCCCTCGGCGACTTCGAAGTATTTTCCATCAAGCGTAATCACCAGGGGGTTATTGCTATCAGCCTCTGGCATGTCCTGGACAAGGCGAACACGTTTGGCGCAGTCTTTATAGTAGTAGTATTGGTAGCCAGAGCCAAAGTACTGGAGCCACGCGAGGTTGTTGCCATACCCCGAAGAAGACCAATAGTTGTCGGACGCGAAACCGCCCAGTCCCTTATCGTGGAGCTGAACGTACATCGCGTTCAGTTCTTCTTTCGACGGCAGCCGCCAGGCGTTATTCATTGTCAACCTCCTGCAATTTGGCGCGCTTGCAATAATCGTCCCTTGACTCTCCCTTCTCTGGCACAGGAAAGGGGCAGCCATGATAGGCATTGTGCATACAGGTCTGGGTGTAAACGCCGGTATTATGGCTTTCTCCTCGCCCTGTAGCCCCGCGATGCTCATACTTGCCCGGGGCCCAACACCAGCGCTTCGGGCAATCCTCATCGATGCAATAATACCCATCGATATACATAGTTTATATCATCTCTTCCCATATCAGCTGGCGCACCCGCTCGGTGTAGTCCGAGCCGTCGGCAATCTCATCATGGGCGATCTTGAGCAAGGCCTCGTGGACGCGTCCTGTGATCCTGGCGGCCTCATGGTAAAGGCTCCCGGAGTTACCAGACCAAACGACAGTCGGATACCTCAGTATCGCCCGGTCTGCGTACAGTCTAAGCGTCCAGTACTCGTTGTTCCAGATGCCTACGCTGATATTGTCCGACCAGCTCGTAATGCGCTTGGGCCGCTTGCTGCTTTTCTGTGCAGCAGCCAGGGATTTGAGCGCCGAGAAAGCAATCTCGATGCTCTCCTGCTCCTTGTCGCCCAGCCCCATTTCTTCGAGGGCTTTCCCATCACGCAGGGCCTCCATGATGGACGAGGAGTCGAAACCCTGCATCCGAAGTTCATGGATGACCGCCTTTGTCTTGGTCATGGTTGTTCTCCTTTGCGTCGCGATACCCTTGCCCCCAGACCTGTAATTCTTCGAGGGTAAGGGTATCGTCTATGTAGCCGAACTGGAGCCCGTTCTGATAGCCAAGTTCGTATATCTCGCTGGCTGTCACCGGGCTCCATGGAACGTTTCTGTTCATTGGCTCCTGCTGGTACCAAAGCCCATCTCTCCGTGCCCCACCATGGAGTAGCTGTCTGGAATGGCCTTGTTCTTCATTCCGATGATTACGTGGTCAATAACTGGTATGCCGATGATCTCGCCGGACTCCACCAATTTTTTCGTAATCTCAAAGTCCTCCGGTGATGGGGTAAGGCTGCCGGACGGGTGATTGTGGAACAGGATTATTGCTGCCGCGTTTTCCTTGATAGCGGTCCTGAATATCTCCCTTGGGTGGACTATCGTCTTGGACAAGATGCCCTTCGTGACGACAACTATTTTCTCAATCTTGTGGGAGCCGTCCAGAATAATGATGCCGAAGTGCTCGACCTCTGCTCCAGCATAATCGATGGTTGCTCTCAGAATGTCATCTGGGCACGTCATGGTCTCCCGCGGCTCAATGTTCGATGCGATGATACGAATTGCGTCCCAGTACCGCTCTTCCTTTATGAGTTTGTACAGCTCTGTCTTCTTCATTCTGCGCCTCCTGTATGTTTCCATTCAACATGCTCTGCAATAACGCAAAGCCCATCAGAATTCGCAAGCCTCCCAACGGCCCGTAATGAGTTCGTTGGAGACAGCGAGAACCGGTATTTGATGGAGTCGTTGATGGACTGATCTTTCGCCATCTTTTTCAGGACTCTTATGCTTACCGTCTGCTTCTCAACGCTCCCATCGGGCTGATTTTCGAAGCGGTTTGTTTCGACCGTGAAGTGGAAGTAGTTGTCGTCGAAGCTGTAATCAACGACCTTTCCTTCGAGAATGATGCTGTTGAGATTGCTCATCATGGAAAATCCCTTCTGCCTCCCCATGTATCGAAGGGAGGCTGTTGAAAGTTACGCTACGACCCGGCTTGTCAGCGCGATGTCTTTGGCGACGATCTTGACCCGCGAATGCCTGACGCCGGCCTGATCTGTCCAGCGGTCCTGGCGAAGTGAACCAATCACGTTGACGCGATTGCCCTTCTTCAATTTCGCCGCGGCGTCGCTCCCCCAGACCTCGATGTCGAAGAAGTGGGACTCGCTCATGACAACGCCGTCGGCCTTCTTGAAGAAGCTGTCGTAGGCGATGGTGATGTTGGCGACCTGGTGTCCATTGGCAATTCTTACCTGTGAATCGCGGACGAGGTTGCCTTCGATGAGAATCTCGTTGAGGTTGGCCATATTGCCCTCCTGTTTCGCCAGTCTAAGACCAGCTATCGGAATGTATTCAATCCCACTCGTAGATGCTCAAGCGGGGCCGCGTTTGCGCCCACTGTGATGCTGTACGAATGGCATTATCCTTGTTCACAAAGTCCTTGATGAATATTTTCTGATCGTTCCCGTTCAAGTAAAAAATCGATGAAGTACTACTACGGGTTGTTACGATGTAATTTCCAAACTTAGTCATTTTACCTCCTTTCGTGGCCCGCTATGTTACCGCTTCTCTTCCTCGTTGAGTTCGGCGATCAACTTCTGGCAATCTTCGCAGGCACCCTCGTCATCAAAGTGTCCAGCGCACTTCATGCAAAGGTCCTGTCCGCAAACCGTGCAATTGCCCCAGCGGTCGCTCAGCCTGTCGATTGCCTCTCCGCATTTGTCACAGAACATATCAGCCTCCTATCGAGAAACATAAAAAGGTGGCAAATTTTCCACCTCTCCAAAATCTCCAATTCAGCTCCAGAACGCTCCAAATCGCTCCCCAGCTCCTCGCGCCGTCTTTGCTCCCTACAATAGAACTCCCATTTCTTTATATACATTATATAGTAAGTAGGTAGTAGAGCTTTTTTGTCTTTTTAGATGGAAAATAAGCTATGAAATCACAAAATAAGCATAAGAAGCACAAGAAACACAAAATAGGCATAAAATAAGCTCAAGAAACACAAAATAGGCATAAAATAAGCTAAGCCCTTGCTCACAACAAGAGCTTTTCCACCCCCTACACCTCAATATCGTGCTCATAAATCAGCAAAGCATTGCGAATAAAGGGGTGATCCATGAGAGATTCCTCGTCGGTATAGCCTCTGTCGAGCATTTCACCGTCGAGATTGTAGGCTACTACCTCTGCCAACGACCTCAAGTTGCGTGTGAACTCGTTTGACAGGTGATAGATGTGTGTTACCACGTTCATGGTAATTCCTTTCCGGTGCACTACTTAGCACCTAACACAACTCTATGGACAACAATACAACTCAAAACACACATATAAATCATATAAATCATTACTATATATATAAATATCAACACTATTATCACACTATATGCTATGTATTTTTCTAGTTTCTTCCATATATAAGGTTATTTCCACGGGGTACCGTAGAAAAGGTGGAAAATTTTCCACCTTTTATGACAATAATAGTCAGGAATTGTGGAAAATTTTCCACCTTTTATGACTGAAGCACTCAGGAATTGTGGAAAATTTTCCACCTTTTTCTGCGCATATACAGTGTTTATGCATGCTTATGCATAGGAATGCCTTCAAAACACGGGGAAGTATCGATAGATATGCAATTGGAGTGCATAAACAGTGTATAAAGCCTGTAGACGACGGTAAGTCGGCTAGTCCTCTTGGCAGAGAGACGGGCACAGTAACCTTACGGTAAGGAAAGGTGCGATAGCGCCGCGTAGGGAATACTTACGAATGCGGTAACCTTACTATACGACAAGGCGCGATAGCGCCGCATAAAGGCTATGGACTCCAGACAGTAACCTTTAAGAAGAATCATGCCCGATAGGGCTACCCCCGCGCGCCTGGGCAGCCAGGTCATCCGGCAGGCTGGCTGGTAGGCTGGNNGGNNGGCTGNCTGGTAGGCTGNCTGGNNGGCTGGCTGGTAGGCTGGTAGGCTGGTGGCTGGTAGGAAAAAAAAATACCCGGCTCACTTGCCGGGTATCGCTTCATATCGCCATGCCGTTACGCTGTACGGCACCGTTCTAAACATACGCCCCCTGACCGGAGCATACGCTCCGGTCATGTCCTGTTATTGCCAGTCTAGCATATCATCGCGTATACGCTTGAACGTTGCCCAGGTCCGCGGCGCCGTATAGTGCCCCGGCAATGGATCATCTTCGAACGCCATAGGCGGGAACCGCCGGGCAATGAACACCTGGCGGAAGGCCGATTTGGTGCATTCTATGTACCATGATGCCTCCGCGATTCTTTTCCTCAGGTTCTTTCTCATACAACTCCCCTTGCACTATACGCGCTAGTTCTATAACCCTGTCGGCGCGGAAGTTCCGCGCCGCGCCGACAAAATTATAGTTCGTATGTATGCAATCCGTCATATTCTGTGGATTGCATACTATATGCTACATATCCTGCCGCTATCTCCGCGGCAAGGATATGGTCGATATTGAGTGTCCAAAACCTATACGGTTTATGGACACTCTCACCGATATGGTAGACTTCCTGAAATAGGTCTACCGGGTATCGGGCACGGCCGACTATCATGGCCGTGCTGTCAAGCGATAGTGTACACTCCACAGTGTCCACTATGTCGCCGCTGCTGTCATAGACCTTATATATCATATAAGCCCTTCCAGCTTCTCGGCGCGCGCCATGTCGGTGTACCGACGGCGCAAGCCCTCAGACAAGTATGGCCGTACGAGCCAGCTACGTGACTTGAAAGAACGCGGTTCACCGGCATCAGGCCAGTGTCCGCGTTCAACCGCGTCAAGCGCGTCAAGGTAGCCCTTAATTACCCTGAAATTGGAACCCTTGCTGCCTGTGCTAGTACAAGTAACAACATCTTCCATTATCGCTTCGATAATGTCGGCATCCTCATAGGCGTCGAACATATCAACTACAACACTGGCGCTTAACATGGGCGCCTCCCTTAATGAAGTGAACAATTGTTCACTTAAGTATTATACCACCACGTGGTATGTTAGTATTTTGTAACGCGCGACCAACTCCGCGCAACCCCGCCCTTATTACTGTCGATGACCATGCCATGCCGCGTTGCACTTCCGTGCTGTCCGCTTGACAATATAGAATATAGCACGCCGCAAGCACTGCGTCAACTACTTTACATGCCGCAGAACGGCTTTCCTGCCTTCCTATGAAGTTACCTCTCCGTAAAAATTTTCGCTCATCCAACCCTTGCCTCTCCAAAAATTTTCGCCAACCCAACCCTCCGTGAAATTTTCCGCCCTCCCTAAAAAGGTGGAAAATTTTCCACCACTCCAATATCTCCAGTCAAAAGGTGGAAAATTTTCCACCTCTCCAATATCTCCATGTGCAATGATTAGACAAGCGTTGAAGCATGTGCTATGGTTTAGTGTATGAAGGTGAAGAGCATAGCTGCAATAATTGACAAGGTACTCTCTGAGGAGACGCATGTAGATGTAGACGGGCGTCTTGAGGCGGTAACACTTGAGGAAGCAATAATCAGAGCGGCGGCGCGCAGGGCATTGGACCCGAAGAACAGGTTGGGGATGGAAGCGACGAGGTATTTGACGGAGTACCAGTATGGGAAGCCTGTTCAGCCGATGGCGGTGGCGACGGGGCGGTTTGGGAATGGGTATGACGAGTTGTCGGATGACGACTTGAGGGAGCTTGAGACGACGATATTGAAGGGGGCTATGGGTGGACACGCTGAGCTTACACCGAGAGATCCAGGAAGATTTATTGAAGAAGGGCGAAGGGGTGAGATCATACAGGCTGTGGTTGACACCAGGGGAGAGGATATATTTGCCAGGAACAAGAGAGCAAGTGCGGCGCAAGGCAAGAGAAGAGAAAAAATTGAAGAGGAAGATGAAGAAAATCCAGAAGGCACAGACGGACTGCTCGAGTTCGGAGCAGAAAGGCTAGTGAGCGACCCATGGTTTTGAAGAAGAAGTTCAGGTATGGGCAGTCTGTTTTCGAGGGGAAGATACATGCGACGATTCCGCCAGGGAAAACGCCAAGAGACATGGGGTATGGGGTTTCGCCGGAGTTCGACTGGGCGGCTGATGAAATGACATATCTGGTCAATGTGCATGGCGTGATACTGCATTTGAGGGGCGCTGATTTCGTATGATCCAGCTGAATCGCGAAGACCTTGAGAAGTTTCTCTTGGTGCGCATTTCATTGTCGAGGCGTTCGTTCTGGGAGTTCTGCGTTACGTCGGACCCAGAGTTCTACAAGCCAGACAGGGCGCACTTGAAGATGCTGTGCAATGCCTTGCAAGGGGTTCATGACGGTCGGTTGGTGAGGCGCGGGGGTGAGCCATGGCGGTTCATCGAACCAGACGAGGACCTAGCGGGGCTTGAGGTCTGCAGAAGGATAATCATCAACATGCCACCTCGTTTCGGCAAGACGAGGACGATGGTCCTGTTTGAGGCGTGGGTCCTTGGAAGAAGCATCAAAACAAAGTTCGTCACCGGCTCCTACAACGACGATGCGGCTGCGGACATCTCGCGGTACGTCAGGGACACCATAGGACAGACTCCGCAAGCCCAGTACTCCCTCGTCTATTCAGACATTTTTCCGAATACAAAGCTGAAGGGGAACGACAAGAGCGTTTCGAGGTGGGCGGTTGAGGGGTCGTACTTTTCATACATAGGCACGGGGCCAGGTGGTACTGCGACGGGTAAGGGTGCGGACTGGCTGATCGTTGACGACCCGGTAAAGAACTCCGAGACGGCGTTCAATGCGCCAGCAATGGAGAAGATCAACTCGTGGGTGATGAATACCTTGTTGTCGAGGACGGAAGCCGGAGCGAAGATAATCATCGTTCACACGAGATGGCCAAACGGAGACCTCACGGACGCGTTCGAGCATAACAAGAATGACAAGGAACAGAAAGAGTACAACAGGTTTTTTCATCTGGTAATGCCAGCCTTTGACGGCAACGATTACCTGTGTGACGACATCCTTTCGCCGACGGATTACGCCTCGAAGAAAATCTTCATGGACCCGACAATCTTCGAGGCGAACTATAATCAGGTCATCATCCGCCCAGCCGGCGCTTTGTATCAGAACTTCAAGACGTACTCCACCCTCCCGAAGGATGAGAATGGCACGGACTCCTTCGAGAGGGCGATATGCTTTGTTGATACCGCGGATCAGGGCGACAATTACCTATGCGCCATTTTTGGAGTCGTCTCCGGCAACTACGCATACGTGACCGACGTTGTGTATACCAAGGAGCCGGTCGATGTTTCATTGCCGATGGTCGCAAGCGCGTCGATACTTGACGGCGTAAAGGAGATTCGCGTAGAATCAAACTCGGGCGGCGCTGCATATTCAAGAGATTTGAAAGAAATACTTGAAAAACAGCGGTATATGGTTTATATAGAAGAGAGCTACCAAACGTCAAACAAGGAGACGAGGATTATCTCCAATTCCGCTGCTGTGCAGGAACGGATTCTTATGCCAGCCGGATGGGAAGAGCGCTTTCCTGTGTTTTCTTTTGACCTTATGCAATTCCTGCGCGTTGGCAAGAACAGACACGACGATGCGCCGGACGCACTGACTGGCTTCCATGAGTTTGCGTTCGACGGAGGTGTCATATTAGCCTGACCAGCTCAATTTACAATGCCGTTGAAAAATCAATACTCACGACTCTTGGCGGGAAAATACTTGGCGGCTACGAGGACTTTGATGTCACATCCCCAAGGGGCAAGATCAAAGACCCGATGCTGCAGAACAACTGGGTCAATATCGCAGTTTCGATCCGCGCAAGAAACCTCGCCCGGTCTCCATTGAACCTTTACAAGAAAACCAAGCTCGTCGATTCTGGCCCGGTATACGACCTGTTCTCTTCGCCGAGCGCCACCCTGGGTAATGAGCTGTCATCGACGGCGCTGTGGTGGCTTTCGTCGATGTGGTGGGACATCGAGGGTGAGTTCTTTTGGTGGTTTGGTGGAAAGTCCGGCTTCCCGACAGAAATCTCTGTCCTTTCACCCCGGCGCGTTGAGTATGAGGCGTATACAAAATCATGGTTCTTCAACAACGATGACGGCCAGCGCATACCCATGCGAGACGATGAGTTCATCCATGTCTTTGAGCCGAATATCTGGAACCCGAATCGTGGCGTCCCGCCAGTAGCCGCGCTGGCCATGGAGCTCGAGCAAGACTGGTCTGTGAACAGGGAGACATTGAAGCGGCTCAATGATTCCGCGATACCACAGGGGATACTGAAGACAGAGCAGCGGATAACCCCCGTTCAGGCCAGGGAGCTGGTCGATATGTGGGAACAGAAGTACGGGCGCTCGAAGGGCGACAAGCGTATCGCAGTCATAGGGCAGGGCACGAACTTCCAGGCCCTGAATGAAAATCTGATCCAGTATTTTGATGTCTCGGACAGGAACAAGGTTTCAATCCTGACGAAGTACGGCATTCCGCTGAAGGTGGCGAACGCAACCACGGAAAAAACCGCCCTTTCAGGGAAGGATTCAAACGAGCAGTACAAGGCCCTGTGGAGCCAGACGCTGATCCCGCTTCATGCCTTCTGGGAAGGCGAACTGAAGACCAAGTTTTTCAACAGGTATGGCTTGCTCAATATGCGGGCTGAGTTCGACCATACCGTCATACCGGAACTTCAAGAGGACGAAGCCGACCTGCACAAGCGGCTTGTCGCCGACATACAGGGTTCCCTGTTCACACCAAACGAGGCAAGGGAATTGGTTCACTATCCGCCAGTAGACGGCGGCGACGAACTCGTCAAGGCAAAGGAGAAAGAAGATGTTCCTGAGAACAAAGGGGATGATAAGAAGTCTTTCAGGGGAGGAGCTGTATCAGTTTTTTCTGGACAACTCCACGAAGAAGGGGAACCTGAAGGAAGAGATTCAGGTCTTTCGAGGCTCTTCGGTCTCCTTCGAGAAGAAGGATGATGATGCCTTCCACTTCACATTCTCGACGGATGACATTGACTCATACGGCGATGTAATCGAGCAGGAGGGCTGGGTACTCGACAGGTATGAGAAAAACAACGTAATTCTGTGGGCGCATAATCATTCCATCCCGGCCATTGGTTATGCAAAGGATATGCAGAAGGCACCCGTGCTGAACGGCAATATCAAGTTCAGCCCGCCGGAGGTTGACGATTTTGGCTCGAAGATTCAACGGCTGATTTCTTTCGGAGCAATCAAGGCTGGCTCCGTTGGATTTTTCCCGCTGGAGTATGAGACAATAGAGCATCGCGACGGAGGCCATACCATCATTGATGGGTACAGGTTCAAGAAACAGGAACTGTTCGAGTTTTCGATTTGCAATGTTCCAGCAAATCCATTCGCGCTCGTTGATTTTGCAACGGATGCGCCAAAGACAAAGCAGCTAAAGCCCTTGAGCGGCTTTCAATTTTTTTTGCCAGGCAAGGAGTGACAAATGCCTAAGAAGTACGAAGAACTCCTTGAGTCGCTAAAAACCGCGAAGCGCGTCGAATCAGCAGGATTCTCTGACACCGAACAGGTAAAAACGTACCTGTCCGAAAAAGAGGTTTTGCTTGATTCTGCCGCTCACGCGATTGAAGAACTTGCAGCTTCCAACGAAGCGGAGCTCGGAGCGCTCAAGGTGCAGGTCGAGGGTCTGAAAAAGAGCCTCGAAGAGAAAAAGGAAGAGCCAAAGGAGCTGGACAAAACTGCCATGCTCGCAGAAGTCGGAAAGCTCGTTTCCTTTCAGTTTCGCAAGGAGTTTGATCGCGTCGCCGAACTCGGCTCGACTCCGCAGACAAGAACTGCCAGCGACCAGGAATGGACTGACCCGCGCAATATCCGGTACGACAAGGATGGTCGCCGGTTCGTAATGCGCGATCCGGTCGGTTCGCCCTTCGGTGGTACTACGGACGGCCAGTACGTCATCAATACCATCTACGAACGCGAACTCATGCGCTACGCCGGTCTCCAGTCGGCGCTCATGGGCAAGGTCCGTACCATCCCCATGGCGGGCAACACAATCTCCTGGCCCACCCTCGACCGCTACAACGGTCACCTGTATTGGCACACCAATACCCAGGGTCTCCCGAATTACCGCGAGGCTGGCAAGCCATCCTTTGGCCCCCGTGTCGAACTGACATGCCAGACTCTCGCCGGCTGGATACCCTGGTACGACCTGTTCCAGGACGATATTCAGGTCAACGTGCAGATCGGGACCCTGTTCCTCGAGATGTTCTCCGAGCTGTATGGCCAGGAGTTCGACTACCAGTGCCTGTTCGCCAACAGTGATCCGTTCGTCGGAGTCTTCAATGCCTCGGGCGCCAAAGAACACGTTGTCTCTGGCGCAAGCCCAATGAGCATCACGCTCGAAGACCTGACGCAGGCCCCCCTCAAGGTGCCGGTACAGGACCGCGTGAAGGGTGTATGGCTTGTTTCGGAAGACTTCGTGAGCTGGATAGCCGCACACAAAAACCAGATCGGCGACTACGCCTGGATTCCCCCGCAGGAAGGCGGACGGCCCGGCATGATCGCTGGCAAGCCCTATATCGAGGTGCCGACCATGAAAGGCATATTCGATGTACACGAAAACGAGAAGTTTGCGTGGTTCGGAAACCTCCAGGATGTCTGGCACGGTAACCGTATGGGCATCGAACTCAGGACGTACCGGGAAACCGAGGCGAACCTCCTGAACGGCGAAGAATTCATCCGCTTCCGCAAGCGCGATGGATTCAAGGTGGTGAGGACCGACCGCTCGGTGTTCCTCAAGACCGCAGGAAGGAGCTGATAGATGCTGCCAGTAATCCAGTGGAAACGCATGGGTGCCAAGACCGCAGCCGCAGGCACCGCGATCCAGTACCTGCTTGACCCGGGCTCTCTCCGGGGCCGCGTCATCGTCACGCGCATGGCCATCCTGACCGCCGCGACTGCCCAGACACTGACCGTCATGCAGGTTCTCGCCAAGTACCGCGTAAGCCAGGTGGCTGCTGCGGGCCAGGCGAAGTTCATGTTTCTCGACACCGAGGTCCCAGTGGCCACGATGGCTGCAAACGACATCCTGGCGATCAAGATGCCGAGCGGCAAGCACGAGAAGTACATCGTGAGTGCAGTCGGCGCCGTTGTCTCCGGCGAGTACGAGGTCACCCTGACCGCAAATCTCACCGCCGAACTCCCCAAGGGTTCTGCTGTGTGTTTCTTTGGTGTTGTCAGCGATGGCCACGAACAGGTCGCCATCCCAGCCAGCGTCACGACCGTGTTCTCGGAAGAGAATGGCTATTTTGGCTCGAACGAAATGGGTGAGCCAATGATTCTCTCCCTGAACAACATCACGAACGCCGCTACCATTCAGGCAATAAACTGCCCGGTGATCGGCGTCTAACCCGAATCGTGGGGCGTCTGAGCTGGGGAAACCCGTGTCCTCTCTGGTGAGGACGCCCTTTTTTGGAGGAACCGATGAGAAGCATTCTTGATCGAAGGGCCAGCTACAACAAGGCTGGGATGGAAAAGAAGGAAGAGAAGGAAGAGAAGAAGGACAGCCTCCGTCCCAAGGGGTATTTCGACAGGGAAGCCCGTGTCGAAAAGGACAAGGAATAAAACATGGGCCTCCCCGCATCGGCACTTGTGAGCGTCAAGACGTGCGCGTCGTTAATGCACGTAACTGCAGAAGACTCGCCGGAAACAGAACTCCCGGGCGTCATCCAGTACGCTTCGGCGGCCATAATCAATTATTGCGGGTGGCCCGTCATCAGGAACACCGAACCGATGTTCTTCGATTCCTATGGCGATGGCAAGATTATCGTCAGAAGGAAACCAGTCCTTTCAATCACCTCAGTGCGGTATGACACGTCCTACGTCTTCGGTGATGACACCGAGCTGACCGATTACAAGTGGATACCGCAACGGTCAACCATCTACCTTGGTGCAAAAAACGACTACGCAGAGGCGGCGTATCGCGTTGTCATGGACAATGGGTATACAAGGGTCGATCATCGCGGAGAAGCGCCGGACGACTACGAATCCGGCGATACATGGTTCGACGGAACGGTTTTCCGTATCAGGACAACCACATGGGAGGATTACAACGGCGAACCCATGCCAGAAGACCTCGAGGGCGCGTGCGTCGAATATGTCAACTGGCTGAGAGCGCGCTTTGCGTCCGGCGGGGCTGGTATTGTCAAGAAAGAGCGCGGGTATTCATTCGAGGGGTCCGCGGTCCAGTATGAGATCGCCATGCCGTCTCACGTCGCGGAGCGGCTCGCGCCGTACTCAATGCGATGAGTTCACTTATTTCCTTCAGGTATACAACATCGCCTTATCACAAGCTTGAGACGCTTCAAAGAAAGGTCCGCACTGAATCAGATAAGGTCATAGCGGATGCGGCAGATAAAGGATTCAAGAGGATACGGTCGTCGTCCATGCCGCTCATTCATAAATACATGGAACGCGTCGTGTACCCGAGCTATCCAGCAGGAGAGCAGCACGAAGGGTGGCAGGAGCAGGACGTAGTAGACGGAATGAGAAAAAGCATAACCTCAAGGATTGATAAAAGGGCGAAAGGACACAATTCCCTGTTGATAGAATTTGCCCACCCGCTGCTGTATGCCAGGGAACTTGGAGTGACAGTCGAGGGCAGCGACAGGTGGACGCCACGCGGAAAGTTCCTGGTAATACCATTCGAGAGGGCGCTTCTTTCAGAGGCGCTTGCGCCACTCGTGATACAAAGGAAAGCGGCAATAGAGGAAAGACAGAACAAGCGCGCGCAAAAAATGTACGACAAAAAATACACAAGGCAGCAGCGCAGCACCTTCAATCGTGGCGGCCTGAAAGCCCAAAAGCTGAGCGAAGTAAGGGAGTCTCTTGGTTCAACCCCTGACAGCGAGAGATTTCTTTTCTTCAAAAGCCTCAGCGTAATTGCATCTCCGTTTATGCACGAGATAGATGCGATCGTTTACGACCAGTCGAATATCTATGTCGAGCCGATACTTGTTGATATAGTCAATCAGCTCGGCAGAAGGATAGGGGAAGTTTCTTGATAGTCATACTTGAAGAGAAGGCTGTAAACGCCGTAATCGAATATCTGAAAAGCGTAATGCCGGCGTACCTGGCCCAGATAGAGCTGGAGAATCCTGGCGTTCTGCTTCCAATGTTTACCGTGATTGACGACGAGTACATAGACCCGTCTGACATAAGGCGCTACCCGGCGGCGTGCGTCTTTGTTGATGAGTCGAAGGATGTTGTGAAAGATCGCGCTATGGATGAGAATACATGCAGCCTGCGCGTCATGTCTCTTTACGACGGCTCAAAGGCCACGAAGAAGACGTACAGGTACAATGCTGCAATTCGTGAGGCTATTCAGGCCGATCGCTCACTCGGGGGGCGCGGGTGTAGAGCGAAGGTTGTCGAGCGTGTATACTACACGCCGATAAATAGAGGGAACCAGGAAATTCGCGTTGCCGAATCCTATCTCGAAGTTACGATGGAGGTACAGAGAAGATGAGTATCATATCAGGTCAGGATTCGAGGTTCCAGATTGGCCTCACGAGTTCCTGGAGAACAGCGAGCAGCCCTCGCGTCAGACTGCCTTTTACCCAGGAAGGGTTCAAGGGCACACCGAATTACAAGGGCTCGGAAGCGCTTGTTGGCGCGTCCGGCGACACCAGCATGGCAATCATGTCATTCAAGGCTGATGGCAGCTTTTCTTCCTACGTTACCCCCGACGTAGCGAAGTTGCTGTTCTACATGGCCCTCGGCGCAGAAGACGACCCTACCGCCTCTGGCGTCCAGCAGAAGCACCGTTTCACCCCGATGGGTGCCGGAGAATGCGCGAACCTCCCGTCGGCAACCGTCGAGATTGACCGCCTTCTCGAGCGGGCCTTGTATCTGAACTACAAGATAGGGACCTGGAAGCTCTCTGGAAAAGCCGAAGACTACATCATGTTCGAGAGTGATGGGCCGGCTTTCAAGGAGAACATTCAGGACGTGATCGCCCATGGCGTCGTCATTGACTATGTTGGCGGAACCAGAGTACTGACACTCCCTGCTGGCGTCATAACCGCAAACGACGAGTTCAATGGCAAGGTGGCAAAGCTCGTAGAGAGTGGATGCGGGGCTGTTGTGTATGCAAAAATCACAGACACGACACTTGCATCGAATGAGATACTGCTCGACGCGACGCTGTATGGCGGCGGCTCGCCTTCGGCTGTCGATGATGCTTACAACGGTTACACGTGTAACATCATGGAATGGGAAATGAACCCATCCATCCCGATATCGGCCATGGAGTACTTCCGCTTCGTACATGGTTACCTGTACATGGACGGCATGATTACTCCGTACGACGCGCTTCCCACCGGAGCTGGCAGTACGACCTATACAGGAACCAATGGCGACACCGTTGTTGACGTTCCCACTGACGTAACTGGTGCCGCAGGCCATGAGTTGTACGTCCGCGCTGTTGACCCGGAGGGTGTAACGAGGGTTTACAAGTACACCTCTACCATCAGCTCGAGGACGGCGACGATCCTGACCTTCATGGACACCCCTGTCGGCGCAGACAAGCTCCAGAGCATCTTCACCGCAACGGGCACCCTCAACTCAGCCGAGTGGTCGATCTCGGAAGAGCAGTACGACGAAGTGACGGAGTTCACCCTTTCGGGCGACAACAAGATCGGCGAAGCCGTGTTCGGCATGAACGGGTCAATGTTCTCGTCAGAAGTGAATCCGACAAGCCGGTCGTTCTCACTTGACCTGAGCAGCCGCTTCACCAGCCGCTTCTCGAAGTTGAGACGCGACCGCATGATGGCCGGTGTTCCAATGAAGATCCGGCTTGAGTTCATCACCAAGATTGCCGATGGCCCGCTCGGAGAACAGGTTACGAGCGCCGACTCCAGTGGCCTTCCTTACAAGATCATCGTTGACATCCAGAAGGCGTACTACACCGAGGGTGGTGCCAACATCTCTGGCCCGGACGAGCCTACCGTTTCTCCGAAGTTCACACTCGCTGAAACGCCCGGCGTCCACAAGGCTATCGAGATCAGTGTGTACGATGACGTTGCTGTCAAGGCTTCTACGGCGACATACTCTGCATTGCCCCGCGACGACGGATATAGCGCATAATCAATGGGGAGGGGCAACCCTCCCCAGTTGCGGAAAGTTTTCCACCACAAAAAGGTGGAAAATTTTCCACAATTCTTGTATAAGGATTGATAGAACACGGAGGACACGATGGAACTGAAAGACAGGGAGATCGGGCTTTTTTCGAGGAAAATCTTCACCGGACAGATTTTCGCCGCCATGGAGAAAACCTTCGACCAGTATTTTGACGAGGAAGTGGCGAAGCTGAAGAAGCAGCCAACCGACGAAGAGCGCGACGCCCTTCGGGAGAAGCTGCAGAAGGCGTACGCGGAATGGCTGGAAGGCCGCTCGCACGAAGAGTACGTCTTCATGCGGGAGCCCACGACCAGCGAGGCCGTGCTTCTGCAGGGCGACGAGGTTGCCGGCGAAATACTTGCCAAGTTGCCACCGGAGCAGCAGGTCGAAAGAGCAGAAAAGGCCGTAGTAAAACAGCGGGCAAGAGAAAGAGAACTCATGGATCTTGTCGCAAACTGCATCGTTGGCTCTTCCTTCACCGTAGACGGGAAGCAAGCGCCGGTAGAGAAGGTCCGTGACATCTATATGCAGTCAACCACCGCCATGGCGTATCTCACGTCTGAATGGATGTCGAACATGGTAAATTTTCAGAGGAGGAGCGCAAAAGCCTCGAAAGAATAGCCAGGATTATACTCTCTGGAGGGAGGGTCCCTGAAAGATTCAAGGCTGAGGCCGGGAAATGGTATGGCGTCATCTCCCGGTTTCTTCTTGCAGTAAATCGTGAAAACGGTAGCCTGAACATTGACCCGTTCAGGCCGTTGCCAGTACGCTCCGCAAAGGCAATGGAAGTGCTGCAGATGGTTTTTATGGCATTCATAAAAGAGAAGATGGATTCTTACAGAAAACCAGGGAGGCGACGGTGAGCAAACAGTCAACAATAGACATCTTGCTGAAGATGAACACAGACACATCTTCCGCGATGCAGGATTTGTCAAAGTTTGTCACCGGCGCATCTTCCCAATTCGAAACCCTGGCAAGAAACACAAACGCCTCGCTCGGCACTATATCAAAAACATTCGGTGACAACATCAACCTTATGACTCAGGCCCTCGAGCGCCTGGCTCAGGTCATGGACAAGTCCGCAAAGCCCGCAAAGGCCCCGGCTCAGGCGCAGGAGCTCTACGGCCAGAGCGTAATGAAGAAAATCCAGTCCAATCAGACCGATCCGCTCAAGAGGGCGATAGGCTCGATTGACATGGCTATGGGTGTTGGAAAGAACTACGAGTTTGTCACCCAGCAGTTCAAGAATCTGGCAGCAATGGCGTCGTCGATGGCCGCACAGGTGAAGGGCACCGGAACAATGAGTTCCAAGGAAAACGCCGCCGCCTCCATGAGGGCGTTGACCAAAATAGACAGAGCAATAATCAATACGTTTACCAGCGACAACGAATATAGCGACCTGAAGAGGATGCTCGGCACTCTCGGCGGAGACACTGGAAACAAAAATAGCTGGCAACGAATGGCAACGGATAAGTTCAGGACTCAGCTCGAAGGTTTTACCAGTCTTATGGCCAAGACGTACGAGGGCCTTGATGTTGTTCCGAAAGGACTGAAAGACCAGATCGCGCGCGCCCTTGAAGGCGTCAAGCCAAACAACACGATGCTCGCCAAGAACCTGCAGGCGCTCGGAAAAGAAATGGTTGAGAACCTGCACGGATACACGTCCACGTGGTTGAAGGATGAATCCGGTCAGATGAAAAGATTTACCGGGAAAGCAGCAACCGGTGCGATGCGCAAGGAAATGTTCTACGACGAGTCGAACAAGCTCATTCGTGGATATGCGGCAGTGCTGTCTGAGGGGTCTGAATCAACAATCAAGCAATGGCAAAAATCATTCCCCGGCATCGAGGATATAAAACTACCAGAAGACTTTTTTTCAAAAAGCGCAAAAGAGCAACGGAGCATTCTTGCCAGCTCAATTCGTGACATCCAAAAATTGCAGAATCAGTTGAACAAAGAAGTCAGAACCAAAATGAACAACCAGTTCAGAAGCCTGGGTACGAATGCTCTGAAAGGGCAGATGACCAGCGTGGATGCGAATGCGCCCATTACGGTTCCATACGACGACCCCGAAGTAAAAAAGGCGACAGGACTTGCGGCCAGGCTGTTCAGCGGAATCACAAGCAAGTTCCATGGAATATCGAGAAACATCGAGAAAAGCCAGTCCAGGTTTGGCGATGAATTGATGAAGGGCGTTGACGCTGTTGGCTATAGGCTCATCACGATTTCGTACATGCTGAGCAATTACACCAGAATGATGAATGACCGCATAAAAGCAACGGTCGCCCAGGCTGCAAGCAGGATGGAATCCATCGGAAAGGTTCAGCCGATAGTCTCTGGTCAGCCTAGGGCGTCATCGACGGCGGAGGTCGCCCACTACAGCGAAGAGCTGTACAAGCTCTCCGGGAAATATGGCGTGGCGTACGAGGAATTGGCATCCGTCCTTTATGATGCCGCCTCGGCCTTCCCTGAAGTTGCTGACAAGATGAAGATAGTCACAACGTCTGCGAAGATGGCCGCTGTAGGATTTGGCGGGGCCGCGAAGAACATGGAAGGAATGGTTGCGGTAGCAAAGACATACTACGGCAACCTTGCTGGCAGCAAGAACGAGGATGCCTTTGAGGCGGCCATGATCCGCATAGGCAACCTGTCCGCCGCCGCAGCCCAGGTTGGAACCCTGGAACTTTCAGAGCTTGGCGATGCCATGCAGACAATGGCCCCTACTGCGAAGAACCTGGGAATATCCATCGAGGAACTGTATGCCTCTATCGCCGCCGCCGCTGGTGTTGTCGGAAACACCTCCGAGGCCGCGAACAAGCTGAAGCAATTTTTCGTATCCATTCTTTCTCCAAACGCGAAGATGTCAGAGTTCTACCAGAAGAAAGGATACGCAAACGGAAAAGACTTCATAGATAAATCCGGCGGGGTAGCAGAGGCGGTCAAAGCTCTCGAAGTTTACGTTGACGAAGTGCTGGGCACTCAGGGTAGCTTCAAGGGACTCACGGGGCGCTCGCAAGCACAGGAAGCAATCTTTGGCCTTGAGAATGCCATGGAGCTTTTCAAGAATTTCACTACTACAAACACCTTTCTTGGCGAACTGAATGTCCAGCTCGACGCCGCAACAGAGGGGTATGCAAGAAATGCCGTGCAACTGAATGCTGCGAATGAGCGGCTCAAGCAGACAACATCGCAAATTGGCGAAGCATTCATCCCATTCCAGACCGCGCTTGTAGACATGAAGAACAGGTTCCTTAAAGTAATAGTGTCTTCCGGGGAGTTTGGTGCCACCATGCTTTCGTCTGTTGCCATTATAGGCACGGTCGTCGCTGGTTTGTTTGGACTTGTCGGAGCGCTGTCCCTTGCTTCAAGAGCTATCTCCACCATCTCGCTTGATATGGCCAGGGGAAGGGCTATGAAGCTGGCGGCTAATAGTCCGCTTGCAAAAAACGCAGGGGAACTCGTACTCAAGGAAGTGGCGTATGACGGGAAGGTTGTTGTGTCGGCTGGAACCGAAGCGATGCCGAATATAGGAAGCGCTACAGCCATTGGTGCCGGCGGGTCCATGGCACTGCTCGGCTCGATACTTGTTGGCATACTTGCGCTTGGGGCCATTATAGCTATTGTTACCGTGATAAAAAAGAATGCAGAGAAAGCAGCCAGGGAGCGCATTGCCGTTGCGGTGGACACCACAATAAACCCGAGGACATCCGCAGTTGCCGCTGAGCTTCAGGCGAAAATAGATGCGTATGAAAAAGCAAGCGAAGATAGAGCGGCTGCTTTGAGGGCTGATTTGGATTCATTCGCCAGCCAGAGAGAGGCAGATGTTGCCCAGATAACATTATTTATAAATGCGCTCTCAGGGGGTAAGGATAGCGTTAGAAACTTCGAGGCATTGGCAAAAGGGCTCCGTGGTGAATACGGGAAAAACGTGGGCGACATTCTCAAGGCAGCACTACCACAAAACGCCAAAGGCGCACTTACGAAGCCAATAGGTGAAGACAGGGAAGTACACCAGCGGGGGATGACATATACTCTTCCCGAATCATTCACGCTCTCCGGCGAGATAGCGAAGGCCGTGGAAGAGAAGCTTAATGAAATAAAGAGTCAGTATAGCGACCTTGCAGTATCGGCTCGTGGTGCCATGCCGCTGGCCGCAGATAAAGCCGCAACATTCAGAGACGACGAGGCAACGAGACTTAAGGAGGATTTGAAGAGCGAGGCGGCATCTATAGTTGCTGACATGGTAGCAGATGCCCTTGACGTGGTTGATCCGTCGAACTGGGTAGAGAAATACAACAAGGCCGTAGTTGAAGTTGGCAATAACGCAAGAAAAAAAGCCCTTGGAGAAGGAAAGCGTACTACCGAACTGGACAAGGCAGTGAATGGAGCCACAGAAGCCTTTGCTGACTTTTTTAATGAATACGCCGGAAGGTATGAATCGACTCTTAATGACGCCGGAATAAAAAAGCCAGGCGATAAGGTGCTGGCGGAACCAAACCTTCAGAAGGAATGGGATGATGAACTCAGGGCATACAAAGAAATCGCGGCTAAATCCAAGCTGTATGCGAAAGAACTTGCCGCCGCCGGGATAGCAACAACCACTGCTTCAGACAGAACTGCAAAGCTCGAAGAGATGATAAAGAACTTTGTCAAAACAGGCGTTAAAGGCACGCTTGATCTCGCAGAGGCAGTAAAAGAATTAAACGGCCTGAGGATTGACGTGAAGCTGGAGGAATATGACAAGGCAAGGGCTGCTTCACAAAAAACTATCAGCACTGCATTTGGTGTTCTCGGGAAACCACCGGTCGATCCATCGAAGTTTAATAAAGCAGATGAATATAACAAGTTCCAAGCAATAGACAGTGATGACAGGCGGCGAGCGACAGACGAGATACTCTCAGTGCTTCCATCATTGCAGGGCACGGAGTTTACTTCTACAGCTACCAAGCTAAAAGGAAGCGTTTCTGGCGAAGACGCCGCGAGAGTAAACAAGGCGCTGCTCGATATGCTGCCAAGCCTGACGGGGGACCGGTTTGCCAGTGCTTTCGGAATGGTTAAATTCGAGACGCCCAGCACGGGGATAAACACTGGAACCCTGGGTATTGCCGCAGGAAGTATTGATGCAATGCAAAAGCTTTTATCCATGCCAATGTCTCGCTCAGAAATTCTTTATTCAGCAGGTGAGTTTTCAGTCAGAGGGGGGACGCTCGGCAAGGGTATGGACCAAATGTCTCCGTTGTCCATGTTCGTCTCTGGCATGTCCGGAAAAATAGACGCCGAAATGTTCAAGACGCTCAGGCCATTGCTCGAAGGTGGCCTACTCAGCCCGGGGGACAAGGCCGTCTTTGAAAGCTTGAAGAAAACCTTTGACGTGTTCGAGGAAGCGGCAAAATCGGCAAAGGATGCGTTTGGCGAAGAGAAGGCCATGGTATTAGGCGAACACGCAAGTGCGGCAAGACAGTTGGCACAAAAGGCTGCACAGCTTCATAAAGACCTGAGTAATTTACCTGAATTGCATAACAACAAAGACGCGATTGAATCGACCAATGGCCTTATTGACGCCCTGTACTACAGACAGAAATACGAAAACTTTCTATCCTCCATGGACGGCATACAGTTCCAGAAATGGCTTGAGTCTGGCGGCGCATTCAAGGCCGGGGACGAGATTGGCGACGGCGTTTCTGACGGGCTGGGTAGGGTGCTTGAATATCTGTTTGCTAAAAAACCCGAGTCTGGGGGAGAGGCTGGCAAAAGTAGCACCAAGTTTTGGCGCGACATGGTGAAGCTTGGAGAATCCCTCGTTGGAATACCTAAAATGATAAAAACAGCAAATGACAACGTACAGGCTTGGGCCAAAAGTACAAAAGACTATAAATTCGATAAAAAGCTTGGAGCATATACCGCCGTTCCTGATGGCAAAATATCCATGGAGACGGTCGGTAAGGGTATTGGCGATTTATTCATGAGTGGTTTATCACTCATTGGCGATGGCCTGAAAGGTATCGGAAGCTTCTTGTTCGAGAAGAAGGCGCGTAGCGACACGAATGGCGATGGCGAGGTGGGAGCAGGAGACAAGGCGACAACCGGCCTTGGGGGTATCACGGGTGAAGTAATTAACTTCTTCATGTTTATTTTATCAAAGTCAAAATCATTCCAGACACTCATGAATGGCATGAATGTAATTCTTGGAAGAATGCTGGCCGTCATAGAGCCCACCCTTGACCAGGCCCTTGTTCCCCTGCTTGGAATCTTTGGCATCCTCGGCCAGACCCTTGGCCAGATAATGCTTCCGATATTCCAGGCACTCCTTCCTGCCGTAGAGGCTCTGCTTTATATGTTTATAGAAATATACAACTTCGTACTTCCGGTAATGGAGTTTCTCCTTGATACTATAGTCATGCTTGGCATTTCAATTGAAAACATCGTATATGGTTTATTGCAGTTCTGGACTAAACAAGTAACGTTCTGGGATGACTCTGATGATAATAGATATGATGGAAAGGGTGGAAAGAATGCGTTTACCCAGTTTGGAACAACCGAGCTGCAAGCCATAAATATCGAACAAGTAGAAGCCACCGGAATGAGTGTGCTTCAGGAAGTACAGCAGAATGAAACCGGGGCCAACAGCAGCACCGAGGCGGTTCGGGCCCCGGATATGTACTTCAATTTTTACATAGGGTCCGACGCTATCACCGATGTTCAGGGCGGAAGGATTGTTTCAGTTGATTATATACTCGACCAGCTCCAGGAGAGACTGAACGCTTCGAATGCTATGAGTGGGTAAAAGGTGGAAAATTTTCCACCACTCTAAAATCTCTAGTTTGTCTAATTCTTTTTATTCAGAAAAAGGTGGAAAATTTTCCACCTTTATGCGATAATCGCACGGGGGTCATATGGTCTTTATAGGCATTGACAAGAACGGGGCCGCGCTGCCAGCTGGGTTCGCCGATGTGTTCTGGCGGCAAGATGCAAAGCCAAACGTGTCTGTATCCATAGACTTCCCCGGGACTGGTGCGTTCGTAGGAATCCCCCATGAAGATATAGTCTCGTTCTCCTTCAGCGACAAAGCTGAGGGAACAAACGGGCGCGCCTGCTCGAACACCATATCGCTCGAATTGAACAACTTTGACCACCGATACTCATCGCATGTTCCGAATGCTTCGTACAATCCAAACATACACGCCTACAACGGCCCGATTCTTGCTGATGGACGGGGGAACATTCGGCCCGGAAGGGCAATACAGGTTATTGTGTCCCTCGATGAGTACCCGGGGGTGGAGGTCGAACTATTTGTTGGAAGGATCGGGCAAAAAGGGTTCAGGGAAGAGGTTGGTGCCGGCAATACAAATAAGGTTAGCATAGAGGCGGCGGATTACGCCAAGCTACTCATAGATAAAGAGGCCAAAGGGACTCGTGTGTTTTTCGGCGGGCAGTGGGTCGAACAAACGATATATTTTGAGGGCTGTTATATCTGCGCGCCGTCCGACACGGCACACTCGCTGGTACACAAGATCGTCGCCCTTGGCGATCCAGACGGCTTGATAAACATTATTGGGCAGGAAATTCTCATACCGATACAATACGCGCCGATAGACGGAAGCTGTTGGTCAGAAATTGCCGATCTTGCTGAGGCGGTTCACGGCGTTGCGTCGTTCTCTGGACACACGCTCTACTTTGGTAGTTCGCGCTTATACATAATGGACCCCAATTCTGCGACATTCACCAATGACCACTTCAACAGCATCAATCATGGCGATAACACCGAGAGCATAAAGAATAATCTTTCTCTTGAGATGTCAGGATACGAGAAGCTGGGCATGTGCGCTTTATGGATGTATCCCAATTCAAACGAGTATGGATACATCAAGGATGGTGGCGCGTTCCTTGATCTCAGTGACCCAGAAGACATGCCTGAGCTGTATGACGATAACGTGATCTACAAGTGCAAATACTCCGTCAATCCAAACACGCCATCCGTTGCCTCGGGGGGCGCGCCAACCTTAACGTCAACCAGCGGAGTTCCTATCACGCAGAGAGAAGCCGAGAAGTACGAAGTTGTCGGAGCGAAGAACATTTCATACATCTTTGTCCACAATGGAACTGGCGTTCTCGACCGCTTCAATATAACAGCCCTCAGGGATACCGCAATCCTACATATGGACAAGGGCACACTCACGCAGGACTGGATCAGGCGCTTGGTCATCTATGGCGAACCGATTACCTACAAGGAAGCAATAAAGTCGCTGATCTCGAATGCCGCCTCGGAAGCGCTGTATGGGAAAAAATACGCTGACTTCGAGAACAAGTATGTCACCAAGAATCAAATCTCCGTGTGGGATGGGGCGACAACTGTTCTGAAAGCATTCGATCTCGCCTGGCTTGAAATCGCAGCAAGAAGATTGTCGGCTCCGCGAAAAACATATGAGTTCGAGTGCAACATGCCACTTCTTCTCGCGCGCTCTGGCTCAATCGTGAGGCTTACCGAGAGTCGGCAGGGGTCCGGGGTGAATGTCGATATGCGCATAGACAGCACCTCGTTCAAGTATGATGCAAGGAAGGCTACATGGAACGTTGCGTTCAAGGCTTCCGAGGAGGCAATCTATAACCTGTCCTTTGCATTCACATCAGAGAGCAGCGGAGGCGTTTCGCCTTCAGTACAAGCTTCGAGGACGCTGGATTACAATACGATGTATCCACATCTGATGGTTCCGTATCAGGTTGGAGACCAGCTCATAGCAGCCGACAATACAGTCTATGTCGCCATCACGCCAAGGACATGGAATGAGGACTTCAGTTGGGCTGATTGGACGCAGATAGTTGCATCGAATCAGGGCCAGGTCAATGCCATTGAAGCCGCAGCGAAAATACTCGTCATATCGACAGGAAGCATATTGAGGAACCGACTCGGAGAATTGAGCCCTCAAGACCTGGTGGTATATGGATACAACCAGAATATGAATGCGTATGCCGGCAGGTTTGTGATTGCGATCTCGCACAATGGAGTTGATTACGTTGACGATTATATAGGCGATATTGATGAGGCGAGCCATACATACCACGTACCGGTAGCAATGGTAGTTGGCTTGGATACGCTTTTTGTTGCCGCCATAAAAATCTCGATGTATGCCTCTGGTGGACTGGTCACGATGATAGCGCAGAAAAACTGCGCGGTGTCTGCAGACCCATCCACAGCCGCGATATATTGGGGTTCGCTTCTGTCTGCACCTTCGGGTGAATTGATTGCCGGGGACTACTACTTTGATAAAAACACTGTCGCGCTGGGCGGCGGATTTCTTCAGTACTACACGGGCAGTGGATGGATTACCTACACAAGCTCCATGTCTGGATACGCCAACGCCATGAATACGGCAATGCCGGACATACAACCATGGGTTGTGGACAACCCGACGGGCGGAGACTCGGGGCTTATCGTGGCGGCAAATGGAGTGTTCGGGTCGATAGCGGCATCAAGCGCTTTTATCGGGTCGCTCGCGGCGCAGGAAGTATCCATCCTTGGCACGCTCAAGACCGGAGCTGGTGCGGAGGAAAACTGTCGTGTCGGGATAAAGGATCAGACCGGCATCCAATCCAAAGGATTCACCGGAGACGGGAACAACGATCTTGCAGTAGTGGAAGACGGAGTGGTTGCTGGCACCATTATTGCCACAATCACGGACGCGCAGACCGGGGACATCGGGCCTTCGGGCGGAAAGATTTTTCCGACAAATCTTGAGGCTGCCAATTCTGATCTTGAGGTCTCCGGGTGGGATAATGCGGTAGCAGCGGCGGCGGCATCGACGCTCGGCGGCATGACAGATTGGGTACTGCCGACGCGAACGCAACTCACCTCGCTCCGTACCGCCTTCGGTTCAACCGAGGCGTTGCGGGCGGCGATGGGATTGAGTGAAATGTTATATTGGACGTCGGAAGAATCAGGCGCCGATGCTTATGTCATTGATATGGAGACGGGTGCCGAGTCTCTGAAAGAAAAAGCGCGTAACCAGTTCAGCGCTACCATAACAATGCCTCATTCGATGTACCGCATGACCATGGCGCATGTCAATGGGAAGCTGTATTTTCCTAGGAGCGGTGGTACTTATCTTGAAATTTTTGACATAGCAAACGGAACGTTTACGACCATAACAATGCCGAATCCGATACTTCGCAATGCCATGGAGCATGTCGATGGGAAGTTGTATTTTCCTCAGCACAATGGCGATTTGCTTGAAATCTTCGACATAGCAAGTGGAACATTTGACACTACTTTAATAATACCTCACTCGGCATACCGTTGGACCATGGCACACGTCAACGGGAAGCTATACCTTCCTCAGTACGGGGGTACCTCGCTCGAAATCTTCGATATAGCAAGCGGCCTGTTTGACGCTACTGTAACAATGCCGAGTTCGGCGGACTACTACACCATGGCGCACGTCGACGGGAAACTATACTTTCCACAGAGCAATGATAATCGTCTTGAAATCTTTGACATTGCAAGCGGCCTGTTTAATGCTACTGTAACAATGCCACACTCGATGTATCGTTGGGCCATGGTACACGTCAATGGGAAGTTGTATTTTCCTCAGAGCCAAGGTTATTCGCTTGAAATCTTCGACATAGCAAGCGGAACGTTTACGACCATAACAATGCCACACTCGATGTATCGCAGTATTATGGTACACGTTAATGGGAGGTTGTATTTCCCGGAGAATGGCGGCACCTTGCTTGAAATCTTCGACATAGCAAACGGAACGTTCACTACTATAACAATGCCACATTCTATGGACCGCAGAACTGCGGCATACGTCAATGAGAGGTTGTATTTCCCTCAGAGCCAAGGTTATTCGCTTGAAATCTTCCTCCCTCCTTATTGCTCACGCGCGATCCGCTCAAACACCGAGACACGGCGCTGGCAACACACCGCCGACACCGGGTCAGGGCCAGGTGCGCCAGTAGCACACGGGGTCATCGCGGCGTATGCGCAGGTTGCCATCGATCTTGACATCACCGTCGCTTTCCAGGGCGTCGCGAACCATATCACCGGGGATTACTGGACGATCATCCAGGGTTCGATGTACGGCCTGTCCATCAAGGATGGAACGGGGGATGAGTACGTCAAGGCGAGCAATGGGGTGCTGTATGCCAAAAACTCGGGGAGCATAACGCTGAGCAACGGGCTTGTGCCTACTGTCGGCGCGGGGATTGTCTCCAATGATGGTACAGACCTGACATTCGGGGACGGAACGGTAATCCAGAAGGCGCTGGGAAGAAAGAGCAATCCTGAGTTTGTAAAACTAAGGGTAGACAAGTTTAATAGTAACGGTTCTGAATATGATGACTGGCCAAACACAGCAGTAGCCATACGAACACATGATGAGTTTCACCAACGAAATATGCTAATGTTTGGGTTGCGAGATGATAGCCCGTACATAACAGGCACTCATGCGTGGCATTTTCAAATCAGGGACGCGGACAGTGTAAGCAGGACGGCTAGTGTTGTTGGAAAAACCAATTTATACCTTCGTGGCCCGGCAGAGTTCTTTGTAAATGATGTAGACACAAAGGGTATGGGGGTCCACTCTTCAGGGCTTGACTGGGTGCGTTTTTATAATGGCACGCAAATATGCTGGGGCGTGACAGGACAAATATCCATAAGCTCGGGCGGTGGGTCGGCCTATTACGGAAGCGCCGCCGTTTCGTTTCCTGTGGCTTTTACAACTAATTATGTACTGGCTGTTTCCGCCCCTGACAACTATACCACTGGCATCGTTTGGGGTGGGTATGCTCCAATGGGCTCGTCTGGGGCGCAGCTTTATGCTATTGGGCCTAACAATGGGATGTCCGCAAGGATAAGTTATGTTGCTACAGGAAGGTGGACCTGGTGAAAATAAAATGGAACAAGTGTATTTCTACAAATGAATATGACTCGGTATTTGAATATGTAAGCGAAGATTCATTCAAGCTTGATGATGAGCTTTATGAGTTCCCGAAAGATTGTGTTGCATGGGATCAACCACAACTGCTTGAATCAACGGGGTATGCAATCATCGAAGCAGCCAGAGTTGACGGTGAGTTATATATAACCGCCAGGCGTTATTGCGGTGACTGGCAAGCCGTACCCGACTGGGACACCAAAGACTATCAAGAGGTGACACCGTGATACTGACAGGAAAGACGCAGGCGACTCTGGACGCCGAGAAAATTGAGGCCGACAGGCTGGCCGAGATTGCAACGCTGACTGCACGCCTTGCCTCGACAGACTGGTATGCGGCGCGCAAGGCGGAGACAGGCAAGGCGGTGCCGGAGGATGTCGCACTGACAAGACAGCAGGCAAGGGACAGAATTTCGGAATTGAGGGGATGAAACTGTGGATCCTTACGCAATTACGTCATGATTGCCGGGCGCGGTGAAAGGTTGACTGATGAATGAGTGCATAGACAAGGACGCACGAGACCGCATTGCAAAGCTCTGGACCGAAGTTACATCGCACGCGATGGACTGGTGGGGGCCGGACAAGACAAACGGGAAGCGGTCGGAGGTAGTCGAATTGGTAGAAAGGGTGGACGAGATTGAAAAGACCGTCACCTCATGTATGGAAATGCGTAAATCTACGTGCCATGGGGCAGCGGCGCTCGATGAATACCTAGAAAGTGTAGGCAAGTCCAAGGAGGAACTTGAAGTGGAGAAGGAGCGGGCAAAATCATTGATGCGTATCCAGTGGTTGCAGTTCGCGGGGCTGGTTGTCGTGGCTCTCATAGGGCTGCTGAAATAATGTTGAAAACTGCACTCAACCTGCTCGATCCAGCGGTCGAAGCAAAGGCGCGGAAGGCAATCGAGGCCATGCGTGCCGACGAAAAGCTCAAGGCGCTCGGGGTTGACGGCATTGGTATCTCGGAGACGCTGCGCGACTTGACTGCGCAGATGGCCTACTATTCCAGGGGCAGGATGCCAGTGCAGGATGTCAAAGCCATGTACGCCGCCGCCGGGTTGTGGGAGATTGGCGACGAGGATGCGGCAAAGCCGATCACCTGGACGCTGGAATCAAAGCACCTGCTCGGCAAGGCGATAGACCTGGTGCCGCTCCGTCACGGGGTGACGTGGTGGGCCGCTCCTGTTCAGGTATGGAGCAGGATGGGCGAGATAGGCGAGGCGCATGGCCTAGTATGGGGCGGGCGCTGGAAGAACAAAGACGGACCGCACTTCGAGGAGGCATAAGATGGGATTAGGCGTTGACCTGTCGGGGATTGGGTCGATAATGACCGGGGCCGGAACGCTGGCGAAGGACATCCGCGCGGCGATCACCGGGGACATATCGGCGGAGAAGAAGGCGGAGCTTGAAGCAAAGGCGCTCGAACTTGAATCGCAGGCGATGAACGGGCAGGTGGAGATACTCAAGGCCGAAGCCGCCAGCCCGAATATATTCATTGCGGGGGCCAGGCCGGCAATCCTCTGGATCGGTGCCCTGGTGATACTCTATAGTTACGTCATCGCGCCGGTGCTCGTCACCTTCGGGGTGCCGTCGCCGGACATCCAGCTCGGCGACCTCTGGCCGGTGATAACTGGGATACTCGGACTGTCGGGGTACCGAACGTACGAAAAGGCGCAAGGTGTCGTCGGGAGACACTGATAAATGGCAACGATCACCGCCAACACATACCTTGACGGAGGCACCGCCCGCACCGCCGGCGAGGCATGGACGTGCAACGGCGGTCGTCTGACCATACGCACCGACTCGCGTTGGCACGCGAATGCTCCAGCCTCGATGCTCGGCTCGCTCAGCAATGTCACTATTTCGGCAACCCTCGGTGGCGGCTACACAATCGACGGTACGAAAGTGCGCTGGCTTGCCATTACTGGTGGATCAGGCACTGCCGCAATCGGAACGACCATCACGCAGGGCGGTGTATCGGGATATTTCCTTGGATTCTGGGCATCGCTCACTTCTACTCCGTCGACCACCATAGGCGCAACAGGATTCATCAAGCTGCGTGAGGTGACAGGCGGGACGTTCTCTGCTGGCGCCTTGTCAGGGATAACCGCGACGGCAGCAGGTGCCGATGTGGTCGGATGGATCGAGGTGGTCCACGACCAAGGCATAGCGATCACCGTGCCGCGCCTCGGGGACTTCACTGTACGCGGCGGCTGGTTCGACCTCGGGGCGACGACAGGGATGGCGGGCCAGGTTGTCCAGTGTCCGACAAATGGTTCGGCGACGGCATACGTTCCCGGTGTGTGGATATCGAAGGTGGCCAGTCCGTCGTCAGACGAAGACTGGGACTATTACCCGTCAATCTCCGCCGCCATCATGACTACCACCAACCTCGGCACCGACGCCCGCTCCAAGTTCGTCCTCATGGGAACAAACGGGAGCATCACCATCGGGCACAACGGAACGACGGCGGTGGGCCATGTCCCTTCGGCGGGGATGAAGATCAGGGTTCCGAACATCTTCGGGAGGCAATGCACAACAGCCGCCCGCGCGACCAACGCGATACCGCACGCGACGTTGGCAACGCGGCCCGACTTCGCGACGACCTCTGCTGGGTACATCGACATCGAGAACATCGCAACCGACTGGTACCTGTATTTCCTCCAGCCGTACTACGTGAAGCTCCACCATGTCGCCACCTTCGAGACGGTGAATATCGCCGAGTGCGCATCCCCGCTCGACCTGTACGACGGCGGGGTCAGCACGAGCGCCTCGACGGATATTCCGGCGCTAACGCTGTCATCAGACTTTGCGGGCGGAACGATAGATAAGTGGAGATTCGAGCGCGAGCAAGCAGGTTCAAGCGACCATGCGGTGAACATCAGCTATTGCATCGGGCAGGAGTTCACCAACTGCGATGCAGGGGTCATAGCGTTCGTACGTAATAGCGGCAGGGCGTACCAGATCACGCAATCGACGGGTATCGTGCTGGATGGATGCCGTGCATTCAACCAAGGGATTACATTTACGACATGCTTCGACTGCACTGTGACCGACCTCGACTACTGCGACAGGTATGTCGGGGCGACGACGACAGTGGGCGTGTACGCTGTAAGCGTGGCCTCGATGTGCTCGAACATCATGATTGACGGGATTACCTTCGGACTCGGAGGAACAATCGCCAACGTGCATCCGTACACCGGCATCCTCAATGCCGGAAGTTCTGCCAGGTGCACGTTCCGCAACATGGGCACGAAAGCCGCTCAGCTCAACGGCGGCTCGGCGAATGCGATGGGATACATCTTTGTCAGCTCGGGGAACAACCAAAATCTCCGCTTCCAGCGCATCTATGTGGTGCCAACGAGGACAGGTGCCATATCAACGCTCAACTCCGACAAGGGCAACACATATGAACACGTATACGGCGACGGGGCCGACGCCATCGTCACGGCGGAACTCAATGGCCACCTGAAGAACTGCGGAGGCACATCGTCGGTCACCGGGCAGGCATCCTGCTACGGTACGCACTTCTGGGACGCTTTCGTGTCAGACACAGTTGGGAGAATCACCCTCCCGATGAACGAGCCAACAGATGAAACTTCGGCGCTTGTCACCGTCGTGGCGGGGACTCCGAAGTTCACTTCGGCAGGACAGCTTGTCATGGCATCAGTGAACGACGAGATAACCATCGAGCAGGATTACTACACCCTCGGCGTGACTGCCCTCACAAACACGGCCCCGGTCGTCACCGGTACGAACGTCACCTATG